CACCCCTCAAAGTCTTAACATTGCGTAAAGGGAAGCTAGGATTCGTTCGGCATATAACACAATCAACCATAATCTCTTTAGAATCGCTCATCTTCCCACGAGTATCTGTATAAATATGCTCTTTGCAGTCTATGCATCTATACTCATAGATAGGCAATTATGTTGTCCTTCGCATATTCATACGAAATGATGTGCCCCTAGAGAGAATTCTCTTGTGCTCTGTCTCTTCCTCGCACTCTTCGCAGTCTACCTTAATCACAGCTCTATAATCATCAGTGATTTTAGCTGTTATCTCAACAACATGCTCCTCACAATCAATACATTCGTATTCATACACCGGAATAGGACACCTCCTTCCAAGTTTGACCCTTACGGATGCGAGTAATGGTTTCACGAACTACATCATATTGATCAGCAATATCTTGGTCTTTAGACCCAGCATCAATTAACTTTTTGATTACTTGAACTTGCTCAATCTTCAGCTTAGCTCTGTATAACCCACCCCCCGCTTTCTTTTTACCTGTAGCCTCTACAAAATCCATAAAAGTAGATTGGGTTTTGTGTGGACAATATCCATAGGCACCTAAGGATCTATTGCAATTATCACATAGCACTCGATAACCCTCTGGATAATTCTCAAAATAAAGGTGCCTAGCAAGACTTGCTCCAGGCAATGATTTTATATGCTTGCTACCCCCACCATTGATATGATCAATAGCTAGGAATTCTAGATTTGTCTCTTTACAACATTCACATCTAGGAATCCCTTGACTGTAGTGACTTAACACCTCATATCTAATAGAGAAACGATAAACCTTAGATGCCAACCTGGAGCATTGCCTACAAATAGTATGCAAACCTGACTTTCTCTTAGAATTCTTAGAGAATTCTATATCTTGTTTGGTTTCATTGCATTTTCTACAAGCATTCATACACTCATACTACAAAAGATAATTATGAGTGTCAATGTCTCCCGTTCTCTCCAGTGAGACCTCGCATAATATCAGCTGCTATCAAAGCGTAGTTAGCAACATCAGCTGCTTCGTACAGGACTTCCTCCGGTCCTTCCTGTTGAATTGCCTGGAGGAGTTCTGTAACCTCACCCAACAGAAGCCGTATGATAACATTGATATCTGCATCATCCCAACCACCTCGATGATCGTTGAACTGAAGCTTAGCTTCCATTGCTTGAGCAAAGCTATGAACTTTAGGACGAAGCTTAAGCTCTCCTTGACTTTCTTGAAATGCCTGCCATCGTTCTGCCTTAGTCATTACAGTGTTGTGCTTAAAGTAAAGCCAAGAAACTTATCTGTAGCACTCACCTGAAAGGTGGGCCAGACCCACAGGTCTGACACAAGGGGAACATCCAGCTTGGAAAGATTCACACCCACTGGACTAATACCAAGACCAACATGGCCATTGAAGTCTAGTGAGAACCTGCCGATACGGTAGTCTTGGTCGTTCTCGGTTAAACCATAACCGGATGTGATGAAACCTATTGAAGCAGATACGTTAGGATCAAGGGCGAGGTTGGAGGTTGCTGCTAGACCAAAATCAACGTGTGGTGTCCACCAACTAAGACTCTTCTGAGGAAATTTTCTAACTCTCTTGACAGTAAAGTCTTTGATATCGAAAGTTCCTACAATTTCTCCATTCAGATCTAACTCATCAACCCCTACATATGTAAGAGTAACAGCATCAGGAGTTTCAGCTTCAATAAGCCTCACTCTAAAATTCTGTGATAGGTGGTAGTTGAATTTGCGCGTGCAGGTATTAAGAACTGTATCAAGCCTGAAGTCACTAAACCCAAAGGTTCCACAATCCAGTGGCTCACCATCATGTGGCTCAATCCCCTCAAAGTCAGGGTCGAGGGATGCATCTGCGATAGGGCATTCCCCTCGCACTCTGCGGACGATCGTCTTAACAACGACGTCACCGCCGCCACTGCTCTCCAGTGTGGCCACCAACTCGCCTAGCCCTACAACTTTGGCATTGGCCTTCTCCAGGTCTGCCAGGACCTTGGCATTCTCCTCTTTCAAGGTGTCTAGCAGCGTTCGTGACGCCACCAAGTCTGTCCTGGCTCTCCCTAGCTCTGTATCAAGCTTGGTGATCTCCTGGCGCAACTCAGGGGCCTCTATCCGCCCTCTGTCTCTACCTTGTCCATAGGCAACGACTGCAATCAAGATTGCAAGTGCCAGGACAAAGCCCTTTAGCCAATGTTTAGAAAGGTACGACATCTTCTCCCTCTGGTGTAGTTGCTCTTACAAATTGTCCATTCTCCCAGTACCCACCAGTCGTATCTTGGTCCTTGGCAGCAAGCTTTCGCTGACGGATCACTTCTTCATCTACAGGTAGATAGAGAGATTTAGCTGGATGGAAGTCATAGTAGGTAGACTCCTTGTAATCAGTAATCTTGTTCTTGCCCCAGATCAACTCGACTGTAGGCTTCTTATGTCCAATGCCACCCTCGAATCCGTGGAATACTTCAGCTTTCTCAGCGCTTCCGTACGCCTTAACATGCTCTTCTACATCACAGAATAGGTGACCAATGAAGTTCGCTCGGAACTCCATTGCTACAGACTCTGCAATGTTGGTGTTATTGGGTCGGACAAGTGGTCCTAACTTGGTGTACTCCATAGTAGCGATCACTGTCGCATGGTACTTCATAGCTATCTCTAGCTTGATGAAGTTAGCCATCTTCTTAAACCTAATTCGCTCATCAGCAGCCTGCCAATCAGCTAGGTTGTGGAAGTTGTCTAGGAAGTAGATAATAGGACGGTCAGGATACTTCTTACGATAGTATCCGACTAGCAGTTGAGCATAGGAGAGTGTCTGACCCCTCTCATGATCCTTACAAACGAGACGGCCCTGCGCATGCAGGCTACGCAAGTGCTGATACGCATGATCCCTGATGAACATGAGATCCTTATGCTCACCATTATGGTTGACGTGTTGGGTGAAGTACTTCGGCTTGGATATCTTGTTGATTGTAATATCCAACCCATGCTTCTCTGCCTCATCAACTGACAACTGAGTAAGCCACCTATTCGTGATCATCCCTCGTGTATCATCAATTGTATGGAATAGGATCAAAGCTTCTGGATTGCTCATGACTAAGTCAAGAGCCAACTGACTCATAAAGGCTGTCTTTCCGGTGTTGGCCTTGCCGCCAACTACCATCAATACATCCTGTCTCCAATCACCATTCAGCTTCTGCTCGATATCTGTAAAGTGATCTAGCTTATAGCCAGCTAGGCCATCATCTAGCTCTTGCTTCTCCTTAAGAGTATCAAGAGCTTCAACTACCTCTTCCGCACTAAACGATGCCTCAGTCTCTTGCCCACCCAGACTACCTAAACGGCTCAGGGCTTCTTGCAAGAGGAGGGTAGATGAATCTGGATTACGAGCTGCCTCTCGAAGGGCTTCCTTGACAATCTCTTCTTTCTGAGAGCTTAAGTCAGCTTCCTGAATGTTAACGAGTCGCTCAAGCTCTCCCTTGATAGCATCTAGGCTGATGGATGTGTACCTTGATAAGGATACACACATCTGCTCACGCTTTACTAGGTTTTCTTCGTTGAAGATGAGAGGGATAGCTTTGTTGCAGACTTCAACAGCATCCGCGCCGTCATCAAACTGCCCAAGTACCCATTCGAAAGCATCCTGTCGTGGCCATTCCAGCCAAGCATCTGCTCCTCTAGTGCGAACAAATGAATCTGGATCCTCTCCCTCTGGGAGAGTCATTACCTCGATTCTGAGTGAGGATACTCCTGATAGGATTCCCGGTTTACTATCTCTACCAAGTAGGAGGGAGGCGACTTTATCTTGTCCTGCTTTATCTCCATCGAGTGCAAGGACAATATGTTTGACCGCCGTTCGCTTAATAGTAGAGAGATGTAGCCGTGTAAAAGCAGTCCCACCAAGAGCGGCACAGCTATCAATGCCATTAAACACAAGAGTGGCCCAATCAGTATAGCCTTCAACCACGAAGAGCGCGTCATCCGTACTTTCTCTTGTCCGGAGCGCGTGGTGTAGACCGTAGAGTCGACTGCTCTTCTGGTAAATGTCACGGGTGCCACTAGTAGTTAGGTTAACATACTTAGGTGGCTTTCGCCCTCTCTTGCTATTGTTCTCCCACAGCTCAATCTTTTGCTCCCAGAGCAAGTCTCTTGCTGCGAATCCTACTGCTGATCCACCTTCATCACAGATTGTAAAGATCAGTGAGTTTTCATTGAAGATAGACCTACGATCTAGGTCGATCTCCTTTAAGAACTTTACTAAGAACTCTTTCTTAAGCTCTTCCTGATAAAGTTCAAAGCTGGGAACAGTACCAATACCATACCGGCGAGCCCAATCAGGGCTCCAACCACGCTGATTAATAGCGTTGTTGACCAATTCATTATCAGTGGTCCTACTAACGATACGTGCAGCACGAGAGTAAGCACGATAGATATCAAGCTCATATTTCTCGGCATCTGTTAGCTCCTCGAACTCAGCTTCAACACCAAACTTACTGCACAGATACAGGACATTATCAGGAATGTATCCTCGTCCTTGGATAGGCTTATTCTCATGGTAATGAGCAGCCAACATGATATTGCCGGTCAACCCACATGCAAAGCAGTGGAAGATATGGCCATCAGGATGAACAGACATATCGTCTCCATCCACATCATGCTCGTTAGGATTGAAGCACTTAAAGTGCTTGCCATTCCTAGCCTTAACTCCAAATTCTTCCAGGTAGTCAACTAGATATGGCTTCAGCCGATCAATTGTCTCCTGATAGTCCTTAATCTTCAGCATTAAATCTTGGTGTCCTTGATGATCTTGGTCTCTGCCCCCATTGGGGTTACGATACCAAGGTCCCGTGCAGCTGCAGCACGACGCTCTTCTTCTAGCTCTCTAGCTAGCTTCTCTTCGGCTTCTTGCTGCATCTTAGCCAGTGGCTCATCAAACTCCACTCGCTTAATCTCAACCAGCTCATCTTCAGTCGTCAGTTCACGATCTGTCAGCACCTTAACTAGTGCATAGATCTCACCGCTGTTATTGACTGCGAGTCTATGTGTGTTCTGCGAGATCATAGAAAGGCGACCATCAAGATTGCCTCCTACCTCTTGCATGAACGCCTGCTGCACCCATGCTACTCCAGAGATCAGTTGCTGGATTTGTGCTTCCAGCTTATTGATCTGATTGAGTAGGGATACAGGAATATCATTTACGTCTCTCGGGTCAGTCTTGCTGCCCAGGTCAAATTCCTTCGCCATGTTCCTCCACTGGGAACTCGGCCTGCATTCTAGCCTGCACGTCCTCCAGCATTTCTTGTTCTTTTAACTCGGCCTCTCGCTCGATAAGCATTTTCTTGTACTCTTCGATCGCTGCTACTTGAGCTTTCTGATCTCTAGCACGCTGCTTAACCTGGCGGGCCATATAGTAGTTAGCGGGCAAGCCTTGGCTGCGCGCTAAGTTTCTCTTGATACGTCTCGTGAAGCTTCCCACTTCTATCCTCCACCCTTCCTTTCTTTGGGTCAATATAACCAATAACCATACCGCTAGCATCAAAGAAAGCGGACTTCATTAATGGTTGATCCCAGAAGGTTAGCCAAGGGTCTACGGACTCAAGGGTATATCCCTTGCGCAGAAGACCGTCTCGACATACCTCTCTTTGCTTTTTGTGATTATTCCTTACCATCCTCAAACCTCACTAAGCGTGAAAATGTTAGCGGGTCTGACTCAGACATCCCCCAAATCCACTGTGATGCTGCGTCTCCATATCCTAGAGATTCACCAAAATCATCAACGCCACAGAGACTTCCATTACGGAAGACTGCTCGGTCCATAACAAACTCAAGTCCTGGCTGATGCCAATGCCCTGTAGCTGCGATCTTAAAATCATGCTGTAGGATCCAATTCTGCCACTGACTTCTAGGCGCTGGAGAGGTTCCTCTCTTCGCCTTGTGTCGCAGCAAGACATTGTGTCCCTTTATGTTACCTACAATAAACTCACGTGTTTCGGGATAAGTAACGTCGATAGGATCATCGACAAGATCGGCCATCAGACCTAGCATGATTGCAATTGCTTGATCCCAGTTAGTCAGCTCATCACTGTACCTGCTAACTCGACCATGGTTGCCTGGTGCTGCCAGAACACGGATCGGGAGACCCGTTTCCTCATGCATCTGTCGTAGCCAAGCAAACATTCCCTTGGCAGTGCCATAGACCTGTTCGATAACTGTTTGCTCTAGATGTGAGGCTTGTGTTGGATAGATACCTTCGCCATCAATTAAATCGCCTCCTAACAGGACGATAATCTCATCGGCTTCTCGCTGTACAGAAAGTTCTACAACTTCTGACAATATCTTGGTCATACGACCTATGCCAATTGCCACGTTGAAAGAATACTCGCCTCTCTTATAGGGATTAGGGATCGACTTTCCAAAATGTAGATCAGATAAGAGGACAACAATGCTCTCTTCTCCTGATGTCACCGGTAGCAAAGGTTTCCTGCGGACAGGTGCGCTAGCTGCCTCCTTAAGCAATCGTGCAAGCCCCTCAAGGGATCTGCGAACCGCATGCTTAGTGGCAGACTTGGGAAGAGAAAGGTCTAGCAGCCCTCCGTCTTGCTCTGCTACTACTGGAGCCCTCGTTCCTTTATCTCTTTCTCTCCTCGCTCTTCTTGTCGCCGCAGCTTTCTGCGCTGGTGTTTGACTCATATTTCTCCTAATATCGTGCTGTTACTTCAGCATCGGGTATAGCCCGTGAGATCTCCCTCCTCAGTTCGTTAGGGTTTACAATCCGTGTGTCGGGAGAAAACCATCCGTCACCAACACTTACTTTCAACCATACATTCCCACCTTTATATCTAGGTAGGATCCCTGACAACTTCTCCACATCTTTTGTAGTGGAGATCCTCACTTCTAGGCCCTTGCAACTATCTTCTGCAAGGTCTTCGAGAGAAGCAACTGCTCGCGCAATCACTCCCTTCTCACCCTTTCTTGTATTCACCTGTCCTCTAATCAGGACAGCACCTCCCTCCTCTAAGAGAGAGGCATGCTTCAGGTACGTACCTGAGAAGCAAGTGACTTCTACTTCGCCTGTCTTGTCACCTAAGGTGACCCAAGCCATTGGACCAGACTTCGATTGATAGATCGAGACCCGCCCAATAAAGCCACCGACAACTACATCCTTGTTGTCTGGAACTTCTTCAAGATTGATAGCTTCACAGGTTACTTTCTCTTGTAGTACCTCTCGAAAAGCATCAAGTGGATGCCCCGATAAGAAAATACCCAGAGCTTCATGTTCATTCATGAGCTCTAGCTCTTTATCAGGTGGTACCTCTGGAATAAAGAAGTCGTTAGTCTCTTTGAAGAGGCTTCTCTGACCACTACGACGGTCAGCTTGATGTCGCTTGGCCTTGAGGATTGCATCCTCATATCCATACGCTAGCTGAGCCCGAGTATGGACCATGCTGTCAAATGCTCCTGCATGGATAAGAGTAAGTACGTTATTGGTTCGGCACTTACCAAGGTGAACTCGTTTGACGAAATCATAAATGTTCTCAAACGAACCCTTGCTGCGAGCCAATATGATTGCATCGATCGCCGAGGTTCCAAGTCCTTTGATTGCCTCGAACCCAAAGAGAATTTGCTCATCTTTTGCTGTAAACTCCTGAATACTTGTATTGATATCGGGACCAAGCACTCCCACTCCTGCGTCTCCAGCCTCTGTTACCAGATCCTGAATCGCAGCAAAGTCTCCTGCCTTGACTGACATCGAGGCCGCTAAGAATTGTGCTGGATAATAGTACTTCAGATATGCAGTCTGATATGCAATGATTGCGTATGATACCGAGTGTGCCTTGTTAAAGCAATAATCAGCAAAGTCTGCAATGCCTTTCCAAGCTGTAGCTAAGACAGCTGGGTCATTTCCCAGCTCTGTCCCACCACCGATGAACTGATCCTTAAGAGCAGCCATTTCCTTGGGTTTCTTCTTGCCGATGGCACGACGCATCAAGTCTGCTTCCGCCAAGCTAAATCCAGCTAGATCTTGAGCAATCTTTAGAACCTGCTCTTGGTAAACCAGAACACCATCTGTAGAGGCTAGGATAGGAACGACGCTTGGATGGGACGTCCACCCTGCCGTCAGCGTACCCCCTCCTCTTACCTTGAGAATCTCCTTAAGCATCCCGTTATCCATTGGACCGGGACGGTACAATGCAAGCACGGCACTTAGTTCATCTATGCTACGAGGACGGAACGCCTTGGCAAAGCTCCGCATACCCTTCTTTTCCATCTGAAAGACACCATAACTACTACCCGTATCAAAGATATTGGCATAGACATCAGCGTCTTCTAGATCTAGGTCTACTACATCAAACCCTGGTACTGTTTCTTGAATCATATTGACTGCTAGATCAATAACATCCAGTGCAGCAAGGCCCAAGAAGTCATACTTTACATACCCTGCATCCTCTACCTCTTTCATATCCCACTCTGTCACTGGGATAGTAGTCTTAGGATTCACTCTACCTAGAGGAATTTCATACCCCAAAGGTTTATCGTGAATAATGATTCCTGATGCATGGATGCTAGTATGTCGTCGAAGAGACTCAATCTGCGCACCTAGATCGCAGATCTTCCTGAAGTCTTTATCTCCCTCGTACTTAGCCTTGAAGGTCTTGTCCAAGATGCAATAATGCCTCTTGGGCTTACCATGCTCATCGTACTCTACATCGGTCGAAAGGGTGACTCTGTGTCTGCCCTGGCCACCTCTGTCTTCGTCGGGGATTGCCTTCGCAAATTCGCTCTGTCGCTCGGCTCCGTGACCGAGGACTCGTGCAATGTCACGAACAAGCCCCTTTGGCTTGAAGATACTGGCGGTTCCGATATGAGCGACTTTGTCGTTACCAAAACGCACGGCGAGTGCTTCAACCAGCTCGTCTCTTCTGCTTCTTTGGAAATCGGTATCGAAATCGGGCATAGATACCCGATGAGGGTTGAGAAACCTTTCAAAATACAAGCCGTACTCGACAGGATCAAGGTCAGTGATCCCCATGCAGTAAGCTGCAAGAGATCCGGCACCCGAGCCTCTCCCTGGTCCGACACGGATACCCATGTCTCTAGCAATCTGGATGTACTCTGCGACCACCAAGAAATAAGATGGATAGCCCATTCGCTCGATAACTTCGAACTCATAGTCAAGCCGTTCTTGATAGCCGTCTGGAATTTCTGGAAACCGCTCTGCGAGCCCGGCTTGGGCAAGGCGGCGAAACCGTTGTTCATCTGTCTCCTCCTCAGATGCAAAGCTCGGAATAAAGACCTTAGTCTCTGCGAACTTTACATCACATGTTTCAGCCAAGTTCGCCGCAGCAAAACAAGAATCCCTCTGTCCGATAGCCGCGAATGCATCGTGGATTTCGTCCGGAGTCTCAATGGAGAACATCTCTTCATTGAACTTGTGTCGCTTGGGATCTGATACCACCTTGCGCATGCCAAGACAAAAGTTAATGTCCTGCATCTCGGAGTGGTCTTTGACTAAGTAGTGTGCGTCGTTGGTAGCAACGAGAGGAATATCCATCTGCCCTGACAGCTTGATCAAAGCCTTGTTATAGGGAACCTGCTCCTCTTCTCCATTCAACTGAATTTCAAGGAAGTACCGGTCGCCGAAGATACTCTTGTACCTATCGGCGATCAATCCAATCATCTGGTTATCCCTCAGAGCCTCGGCCAATTCGGAACCAAGACAGGCAGAGAGACAAATAATCCCCTCGTTGTACCTCTCCAGCATATCGTAATCAATACGAGGCTGGGTATAGAAACCTCTGTTAAAGGCTTCGCTCATCAAGGCTACCAGGTTCTTATAGCCTTGCGAATCTTGAGCAAGGAGTACAATGTGGTTGGACCCACCCTTGTTTGAATACACCTTGCCATTAATCGTTCCCCGACATTTCTCTACATCGGGTACGATATATGCTTCTACGCCTGGGATATAATTTACCCCAAACTTCTTGGCAGCTTTTCTCATCTGCCAGATGCCACCTAATGTACCGTGGTCAGTGACTGCTACGCTAGTCATCCCATGGTCACGGCATCTCTTCATCAGGGCTTCTGCCTTGATGGTCCCATCCAGGAGCGAGTGTTCAGAATGCGTATGTAGATGTGCGAAGCGATTCAAATTCTTTCCTCTTGCGTCACAACAGCATCTCCTGCTTATTTACGTCAGCTTCCAGCTGTTCGGTAACCTTGTCAGCTACTGTCTGCTGGAAATTCCACCAGACATCTCTCTTGACATAGCCTTCAGCAATCATAGCCCCTGCCGCTGAATCATGACCTCCGCCATCATACAGCTCGGCAATCTTTCTAACGTTGACATAGTCACCATCAGTACGGAAGGAGGCTCTGCCTGACCACTTGTTCACTCGGACCACTGTGTTCCCTGAATCACAGAGCACACCTAAGATGTCATCATCTACGCCAGCAGCCCTAGCTCCTGACAACGCAACAATTAAGCTGTGCCCACCAATATCTGTCTTGATGATTTCCAGTTCTTTCATTCCCATGAGGAACTCATCGTTATACTTTAAGTATAACTTGTCATGATACTGTTGGATGAGGTCTTGAGTGAGCTTTGTATCACACCCACCTACCTCTGGTCCTTGATCACACCTGCCACGTAGAAGACCTACGTACCACATAGCTCGTAGCCCATTGAATTTGAAAGCCACTGTATCTGCCCATAGTCCAACGTATAGGATGGGGTGCACCACCCCTCCTTGAATCAAGACACACCCCGTAGAAGGTACGTCTAATGCATAGACTCCCTTCCCTGGATCATGCCTCTCTATAGATGCCTGATGATGATCAACGACCACAACGTCGGTGATGTTAGGATAATTGTCAAGATCCCAACCAAGACGATCAGGATCTGGATAGTGGTCGAGGCAAATAGCAGATTGAGCTTGGTCTCTGACATCAATACGCTCACCGAGTTGGTCATGCGCAAAGTCCCCCGCCTCATAGATCCACTCAGTCTCTGGCCTAAAGTCTCCTGTGACATGTGTATATGTTTCTTTGTTGTGCCACCTAAGAAAATGGAGGACAGCTGCTGTGGCTGACGCTGCGTCACAATCTGGATGCCTATGTCCTACTACTAGTATTGGCTCAGGAAGCTCTAACAGCTTCTCGCTTAGGTTGTTCATTTACGTATCTTTTCTGAAACATCCGTACATCATTCCATATACGATTACGGATATAGTTACATAGGGTTGGATTACTTGATGCATGAAGGATTGCTGCTGGGTGGTACGTAATCAACACCTCAGTCTCTGGAAAGGATGGGTGTTTATGAATCGTACCTGAATAGTCCTTCATCCGTGCCTTAGACGGAAGGTCCAGGAGGTATCTGGCTGCGGTAAGACCGGTGCAGATAATAACTCGTGGAGATAGCAGCTCGATCTCTCTGTGAAGGAAAGGTCTGCAGGCAATCGCACACTCGTGAGTCGGGGTGAGGTTCTGCTTAATTCCGGAGTGATCAATTGGTCTGCATTTAACAATGTTACCGATATAGAAATCTCGGTTTGGGTCAAGCCCAATGGATTGGATGATGGCGTCAAGCTTACGTCCAGCTGGTCCACTAAATGGGAGCCCGCAGGCGTCTTCAATAGCTCCAGGAGCTTCTCCAGCAACCATATATTTTGCTTCCGGATTCCCTCGGTAGACAACGACTTGTGAACGTCCTCCGTGGCTGAGTCTACATCCGTCACATCCGGTGGACTTGAGGGTAGATCCAAAGCTCTGAATATCTGTCTCTCGAAGTGCCGGATGTACTGCTGACTCCCGTGTGGATATAAGCTCATCCTCTCCATCTTCCCTAGTCTTCCACAATTGCATCTGCATACAGCTTCCTTACTTCACTAAGCCACATGCTTGTATGCATGGAGTCAGTATGATCAGGGGTAATAAACCATGCTCCACCCCCAAAGGAACCAGGTCTTAGCTTGCTACATGAATGAGCAAACTCAACCTCAATCGCAGGCATCTCTGGATCAGTCTTAGCTAACCACTCTAGAAAGGCAAGGTCAGCTTCACCTAGTGATTCTTCAGCAAACAGGTAGTACTCATCTTGATTGACACGCTCACACCTAAGACCTAAAGATCGATCATACGGATCCTCTCCCCAGATCTGTTTAGCTAGAATCTCAAGAGCAGGATCTTCATACTCTTCATCATACATATTGAGATCAATAAGATCTCTATGTATCTTGGTTAGTGGAAGGTAAGGAGCAACGGTCCCTTGAGTGTAATAGTTAGCCATTACTCTCCTGTACTACCAAATCCACCACGGTCTTCAGCAAACTGGTTGGTATTTTGTAGCTCCCATCGAACTGGAACTGTCTCTTCGATCAACAACTGACCAACTCTCTCACCCCTACGGATAAGCGCTGGCTTAGTATCATATCGAATGTACCAATTGTCTCGTGGTTGTGGCCGACCACCCTCACCAGGTGCCTTGAAGGCTTCATGCCGCAGGTTCATCAAGCCCTTTGGTTTGTTAGGACCTACGTTCCTCCACCTTACTGGCAGCTTGAACAACGGAGCCATGATACGGTCTCCAGGTCCAGCATAATCCTCATCAATAATGCCTACACCATTAGCTAGGACAAGTCCTCGCTTGATGCAGATACCTGATCGGACACATAGCTTGAAATGGAATCCTTTAGGTGCCTGAGCGATAATGCCGGTATCCACCAGCACCATCTCATTATCTTTTAAGAGGTAGTCCTCTCGGGCATAAATGTCCCAACCTGCACTCCTCTCTGTTCCTTGTGTTGGGGCTTCACCGCCCGGCATCACAAAGAACTTTACCTCTTGAATCTTCTTTGCCATCTTACTCCCACCTTATCTCGGCGTTTTGTTCCTTCCACTTCCCATTCTCAAACAGGATGCGAAAATTAGCACCGTCTTCTCCTACGAACTGGATATAACATCCATCCTGTAGGAACGGGGCAATTGCAGTGAAGAACTCATCTTCACTGCAACCCCACTTCTCACCTTCCCACTCAAATGAGCGTTGCTCATCCAAGCGAAAGCCCATTTCAGGTACAACTTCATTGATTGCACGTCGGCCACAGTCACACTCTGGCAACGGCTTTCCTGAAAGGGCCTTATATACTTCTTCGTAACCAACATCTTCTCTTAAGATGAGGTCGCCACCATTGTGGCTGACGTAATATCCCATTACTCCCCTTCTAAGACCTCGCTTACGAGCTCTACCAAGGGTGATCGGCAGTTTTTAATTAGCTCAATATATGAGGTCAAGCCAGACTCTTTGGTCCGCTTGTCGTGGATGAGGCGGTGCATACCGCTCTCTTTCCACTTCATCCGGCCATCAATCTGGCCAGGGTCACCCATCAATACAATCTTGCTACCCTCCCCTACTCTCGTAGTCAGAGTCAGTAGTTCATGTGCTGTGAATGATTGCACTTCATCTGCAATAATGAAGGCATTGTTGAAGCTGCTACCACGCATCACGCTCACTGGAATGCAACGGATCTTGTCCTTCTCTTCCAGCATACGGATGTAGGCTAAGCCCATCTTGTTTTGAATCTGACTCATGTTCCCAAAGAACGAGTACAGATAAGGTCCGAACTTCTCTCGAACATCGCCGGGCACCGCACCTAATTTCACCCTACCTACCTCAACCATTGGCTTGGTAAGTACGACATAGTCGTAAGAGTCGTCTTCGATGAGCATATGCAACGCTGCGGCACTGGCACAGATAGTCTTGCCTGTACCTGCACGCCCAGTGACAATGTTCATTGCAATGTCTTCATCTAGAAGGCAATCAAGAAGCATCTGCTGCTCCTTGTTGCGGGGGTCTAACCCAAACACATTCATCTTGGTTGGTACCAGATTAAATCTGGTACCACACATGCTAACCTTAGTTAATGCGGATTGGCTTTCTGCTGCCTTCAAAACAACAGACATGTTTGGATAGAATGGTGGGGCTAGCTCTGTGGCTATTGGCGTTGACTTCTCTTTATATATTCTATCAATAGTTCTTGATGAAACTCGTACTACTCTAACTCCAGTGTATTGCACTTGATTGACTCTCTTATACGTTGGACCTCTCCATGAATCTCCACCACACACAAATGGCTGTTGGGATCACCTCCCATCCATTGCGGGTCTTCGCGGTATACAACCGCGAGGTAGATCTGGATCAGTTCCTCCGCCTCATCTAGATACTTATGTTGCCTGCCGGTGTCCCACCCTGCATCGGCCATTGATCGTAGATTATCTAGTCTATCAGCAATCTTAATTGATACCACCTCTGGTGTGGTATGAAGAAGCCGAGCTAAGTATCTTTTCTTAACAAAATAGTTTGGCTTTCCTTTGCGCATCGTCATGGTTGGTTTGCTTAGCAAGTCCACCATGCCTGCAATCTCTACACCAAACTTGTGGAAGATCTTTATGTAGTGCTCCTCACCACAATCTTCAACCACATCATGCAAGAGTGCTACTGCTATCGCTCTCTTACTACCTCCCCATGCCTTGACCATATCAGCCACCCGTCGTGGGTGTACAATATACGGCACCCTCTTGCTTTCAGGACTCTTCCTGAATTGGCCTTCATGTGCCTTTAAGGCGTACTGGAATGCTCTTTGTTCTAGCGTTTGTTCCATGGTACGAAACTCTTCATTTCCTCTACGCTAGGAAAGTTATCTCCAGTGAAATGATAGCCTCGATCATCAATATACATTCTTGAGTAGGGCTTCTCTACTGGAAAGGATAGTCTGTCCGAATCAAATCCATGAAACTCAAACCAGTCTCTCATGGCTTGAATAGCCCCAGGCCATGTACTCCTAACTGAGAAAACATGAACTGTAAAAGCTTCGCATACTTCATCTAGCCACTCCAGTGCACCTGGAACAGGTGGGTCAGGAATAACTACTGGACTAGTCCATGCACTAGTGTAGTGATGGAGAACACCATCAAAGTCTACACATAAAGGCTCGCTATTCCATGGAGCATCAAGACCGCTACTGAGAAGTAGCGACTCCAGCTCCACGATCCTCCGGACTAGCCTCGCTGACTCCGATGTCAGTTGCTCGATCTTCTTCTCGCTCATTTACTTCCTCTCTTTGCCTTTCAATCCTCTGATAGAGATGCTCAAAGACTGATAAGCCTAAGCCCATCTCTTCTCGACTGACCGGATTCATATTCTCAGGGATGGTTAGTGTTGTCACAATCCTTCCCTTACGGTTTAGTTTGGTGACAGGTAGGAGCTGACAATTATACGCCCTTCCCTGCCCCTCTACCTTTGGCCTATGCATCTCCTTAAAGGCATACATATCCTCACGACAGTGGAATGCTCGAAAGCATCCACATCGCTTACACATGAATGTGTATTGAGGGGTAGAGCGGATAGACAAGATGTCTCGTGGAAGACTCCTGAGAACGTCCAGAATGGTCTCCTCATGATCAGCCATAGCGCGGGCCCACTTCATCTCTTGGTCGGCCTCTTGACGCGTCCTGTGCTCTCTAAGACGGTCTTGGTGAGCGCGCTGTGCGCTCTTGATCTCTCGTTGCTGCTTAGCCCGCTGCAACTGGCGTTCTCGCGCCCTCTTCTGACTCTTCTTCATTGTTTTCCTCAGGGTCTGCACGTAGCAGCTCTGCTAGATAATCCATTGTCTCTGGGTGATTGACTAAAAATGCCCGGACCTGCTCTGCACCTTGCAGTCTCATTTCCTTAACAGTCCATTCGAGAGCAACAGGGATGCCGCTCTCATCATCATCACCTGTTGTAGAAGCATGCATAAATGGAAGAGTTAGCCAAGAGCCACTCTGTACCATTATGCCTTGCGCCTTGCACATATTGATCATGGCAAGGTATGCATCAAGCCCCTCTCCGAACCTGATCTCTCCCTCAAAATCTCTGAATGGAGGGAAGGTCTTGTTCTTAACGGTCTTGACTCTTACCTTATTAGCAATGATCTCTGTTCCCCTCTTAGTAGAACCGATACGACGTACATCGATACGAATGGAAGAGTAGAACTTAAGCGCTCTACCGCCTGGAGTAGTCTCGGGATTACCGAACATCACACCCAGCTTCATACGAATCTGGTTGATGAAGATGACTACACAGTCAGAGTTGAACACTGCGCCATTGATCTTACGAAGAGCCTGGCCCATGAGTCTAGCTTGAAGGCCCATGTGAGAGTCACCAATGTCACCCTCCATCTCAGCTCTTGGTACTAGTGCTGCTACCGAGTCTACAACGATCATGTTGCAAGCTCCTCGACACAGGTAGTCTACAATCTGCAAAGCTTGCTCACCTGTGGAGGGCTGGGAAAAGACTAGCTTACCCATGTCGATACCCAATGCCCGGGCATATTGAGGATCGAGGGCGTGCTCAGCATCGATAAACGCTACCTTGCCGCCTGCCTTCTGTACCTCTGCAATTGCATGCAATGCGATGGTGGTCTTGCCAGAAGATTCTGGTCCATACAACTCGATGATTCTACCCTTAGGATAACCACCACCAAGAATTTCATCTAATTCCATGTTGCCACTAGAGTATCTCTCTAGAGGTTCTGGATTCATGTCATCAAAGACGTAAGCTGCGCCCTTTCCGAACTCTTTCTCAATACCATTGAGAGCAAGCTCTAGCGCTCGATCTTGAATCTCTTCTTCTGTTAGTTTCTTATTCGCCATTTTTCTCCCTAAGTCTATCCAGCATAGATAGGCTAGCTTGCCATAACTCAGGAATGGTACCGATATTGTTTACAATCAAGTCCCAATTCTTAAAGTCATCAAGCGCTGTCTCTGATCGATGCTGTGATGTAGCGATCACCTCTCGGGAGGGCCGCGACACCTTAACTACAAAGCCTCCCCAGGTTTTGATTGCTTCAGCTTCTTCGTGGAAGCGAAGATCAGTAATGACAACAGGAATGCCAGAGCCTGCATACCTCATAGCCAGTCGCCCTAGCGACCGTACCCAGATATCTTCTCCGAAGACAGGCTTCATAGCATCTGTACCAAACATCTGAAGTGCCCAGCGTGGTGTGAAGCCCCAATACTCATCAACAACCTCTTTGAGGTCACCGTACAGTTGGTCTTCATCGAAGCCAAAGATCTCTCGTGCTCCGTCTTTTAGATTATCCGCAAAGGCCAGACGTTGAAACCCATGGGACTTAACCAGGTATTCCCCGATCGTATCTTTTCCTACCTGGGCTTTATGTCCCAGACCAATAATTAGACTCATCCTCTCCTCGGGCTTCCTGGACCCTACTTAGGAAGCTTTCCTCATCGATGTCGAGTATCTCACACAGGTCTGTAAAAGTTACATCCCATGGAGACATCACCTTTGCTCCATTGAATAGGAAGTCAGCAGCTGTCTTCCATTCTTGGAACTCTGTATGTCCATCACTATACTCAGAGCTTTTAGACATACTGGTAGGGTCCATCTCCAAGTAGTCTTTTGTAGCTCTGGTAATGAACGAGACAAGAAAGTCTATCGAGCCAGAGTTACTCGGAGTGGAATCTGGTTCCCACTCCGAGTAACCATACTCAGCTAACTCATCAACCTGTGGGGAAAGTACAGGTGTCGCCGTCGCAGAATTTTTCTCCCACTCCACCTTGTGTCACCTCATCAAGATCTAGAGGCTCAATTTTGAGCATCGTCGTCTCGTATTCTTCTTTGGTAATCTCTTCATACGGCATCTGCTCGTAGAAGTCTGTCTTAAGTGGTAGGAAAGAGATTCCTTTCAGCCTTGGTTCATATAGCTCCAAAGCATCCTTGATCTCTGTTGCTTCTCGCTCGTTGAATGTAATAGTTGCAGATACCTGGTTGTCTGCCCAGTAGTACTGCATTTGTGCAGCATTCTCTAACTGCTCCCACATGCTGGCATCTTCTTTGCCTTTTACAAAGTCCTGCTCTTCAATCGGGAACTCTACAACAACTGTATTTGGACTATAGGCATCTCTCTCAACCACATACCCGGCTTTGCGGAGCAAACCAACGAGATCGTGATTCTCATTAAATCTGACTCGCCTGATGTAGTACTCAGAGTGTGGGAAGTGGATTCCCGGAGGTTCTCCTGGCAGAAGAGACACTGTTCCAGAGGGCTTAACTGAAGTAAGCTTGATAGACTTTGGGATACATAGCCACTCAGCGTAGACTCTGTCCAGTTGCCTAAGGTACTCATAACCTTTGTCTGCCCAATTCAGAGTCTCCCTTCGTCCATGCTTGCCAAACGCCCGAATGATACCAGACATACTGGTACCAATCCTACGATTTCTACCCATGACCTTATTAGTCTGTGGGATATGAGTCATGATCAGAGTCACTGTTTTAGCATACAAGTATGCAACCTTCAGTGTCTGACGATACTCTTCATAGGTATCATGTCGTGCAGGGAAAGTCTCCACCAAAGTACACAACTCGTACGGTTCCAACGTCTGTTCTAGACAAGGATTGCCACCACGAGCCCGGACGTCAGCCCAATTGCTGGGATCCTTCATCCTTCCAAACTCTCTTGCATTCTCCAGCCATTCATAGCCTGGCTCACCATTTAGTGAGGTTAGCTCTGCTGCTTGTGTGTAGTCTTGACCTACCTCACAGAAGATGGAGTTGTTGGATGCCCAACGATGAGACTTTACCTTCTCTTTGTCCTGCTTCATCGACATGTATTCCATGTCGTCAGGATTACCAAATACGATCTCGGCTGTACGTCTAACATTACCCGCTACGACACACTTACCAATCAGGTTCATGATGTCTACGATATCTACGGAAGTAAGTCGTTGTCCGACTCGTGTATCCAATAGATCGCGAATAGAATTATGCATAGCCATAAGTGGACCGGGGCCACTGGCAGTACCTCCAAAACCTTTAATAGGAGATCCCTCAGGACGAATGAGACTGTAGTCAAACTCAACCTTCAGGTGTTTTGGTGTCAGATAGGAGGTAATGAGAATTTCAGTAGCGTAGACCCAACCCTCACGATCATCTGTAATGCGATAGGTCTGCTTACCAAAGACTCCATTAATGGGCCTATGAACTAGTGCCTTGTTAGCACCCCGAACATCAAAGCCACACCCTACACCCAACATGGATACATCCATGAGGAATGCAAACGGAAGTCCTTTCTCCTCTTCGATCTGCTCTGTTGAAACAAAAGCGCAATTGTTAAGAGCACATCCACCACGTTTCTCAACGTATTCTGTGCCCATCATCCACAGACCACGACCTGGAGGTAGGAACTTGAACTCCCACATCATCCTGAACATTTTCTGTGCTGTGTTTTGTGCCTTCTCGTCGCTCCAAGGGAGCCTCATCTGAAGACAATGCTTCTTTTGTACCTTGAAGGTACCTTCTACTACTCTTCTAACAGTCTCGCACCACTCTTCGGTACGACTCTCTCCCTCAATCGCTCTGGCATACGTTCTCTTAAAGACTACGTAGCCAATTGGTCCCCATTCTGGCTGGGTACCTTCATACTGCTGGTAGAACTCATCACTGAGTTCAAAATTAACTGGTTGGTTCTTCCACGTTGCTGCTCTCTCCACTGTCCACTAGACCTCCTGTTGGTTCCGGGGACGGCTGCACTAACTCCAACAGGTGTCGTACACCTTGTGTTAAAGCAGCAAGGTTCTTTCGTACTAGGGCATCTGTGTCGTTAGTGAGCTTTGTCACCTCGTTTGTGGCATACACATGAAGCCCATTCAATAGAATGGAGTTCAAGTTACTGCCTCCGACTAGCTCAAACGCAGGACGCCCGTTGTCTAGGATACCTACTACGTATCCAACTGACAGTACTGGCTTCTTCTCTTCTTCTTTCTGTAGCTCTCCACTGGCCTGTGGCGCATCGTTCTGCAAATCACTCATTTATTGTAACATCCTTAGTTCGTGTGCGTTGGCTGTACCGATATTCTGAATCTGATACTGGGCTGCTCTTAGGTTGGCAATGATTGTCTCAAAGAACCTGGCTTCCATTTGTCCTCTACGCAAACACGCAAATTCTTCCGCAAGATCTGCCTCTGCTGTAGTAAGCAGAGTGTCCTTAGCAGGACATCTCAACCTCTTTCCCTCATCACTCACAGCCTCGGGACTTTGATACCACGACACTTTGTCGCGGATCTTTCCCTTGACCTCAGCGCTGAGCCGGTCTTCAAGGTTGATACAAGCAGATTGTATCTTGTTCCAGTAATAGTATGCTTCGTTGGTCTTGCGGATAAGCAATGTGACATATTCGTTGACTTGCTCCGGTGTCATCCTGACGAGAGCCTTACCATCCTTTCCGGTTGGAGTGATGGAGAAGTGAACTTCCCAATCCTTAATCCTTTGTCCTTCAATGATAGTATTCTCCCAGAATGCACCTAGATAGGCATTCCAGAGGTTCCTACTTTGCGAAGTAGTTCTCGTTAAAGCTGAAGCACGGCTCGCAACATCCGCATCTATTCTTTTATCACCCATGATTAAACCTTGGTCCAGACTCAATGAGTCCAGCTACGGTTTGTCTCACAAACGAGCCATTGATGCGAAGGTCTCGAACCGTCCTAGCATTACAATAACTCATTGCGGACCGTAGCCCTCCGTCGAATTCAGTCAAGACTTCCAAAACATTTGTATCTTGTTGAACTTCCATCTGAACTCCCTCGTGTACCCGCTCTGAGGTATACGTTGAGGAGCCTCGGTAGTGCCCGTCTCCCGCTGATTCCTCGCAGCGAGCAAACATCCCACCTACCATTACTGCATCTGCCCCAGCAATAATTGCTTTGGCTAGATCTCCCGGATGCTTAAGGCCACCATCAGCTACGATGCTGGCGTCTAAGCCATGCTCATAAAAGCTGAAGGCTATCTGTTCGATTGCAGTCAGCTGAGGAACTCCTACCCCAGAGACTAATCTGGTGGTGCATGCACGCCCAGGCCCGACACCAACTTTGATAATGTCGGCCCCTACCTTTGCCAACTGACGCGCACCTCTCCTTGTAGCTACATTCCCTGCCATAATGCATGGACCAGGACCCAATAGCTTTCGTATATGACTTACTCTATCAACCATTACCTGAGAGTCTCCTCTAGCAAGATCGACTGTCAGGATGGGATAGGCTCCTATGTCTACGGCACTGTCATACATATTTCTAATCTCTGAGTTTGTCTCAGATAACCCCACAGTAAAGCCATGATCAACTGGACTTTCCTTCATCATCCTGACATATGTCACATATTCAGAAGGAGATAAGCCTGCCCTCCCAAATTTCCTTGGAAGGATTCCAATTCCACCTGCATCATGCATAGCTAAGACCATAGGTAAGCCTGTTACCGAGGGCATATTAGCAGACATGACAGGTGTGGATAACTTAGGTCCATTCTTTAATTGAATGCTAGAATCAACCTCAGTACGTGAGTTAATTTTAGAGAAGGATGGTTGGATTAATACATCATCGTATGACAAACCTTCTCTATACATTCAATTCTTCCCCCATACGATCTGCTAGATAGGTAGGCTCTGGTTCTGGAGCATAGATTGTATCGATTGTATCGTAGAAATGTAGAGCAGGGCCTGGATCTATTTTGTTGGTTGGATCAATATGCTCATGACCAAGCTGACAGTTCTTTGGGATATCTAGCTCAGCAACAAGAGCTCGTTGGAGGGCAATGTATGCCTCTAGCTGAGGGGAGGTGTAAGCCTCCCATCCTCTACCTCTTGGATCAATGAACAGTGGCCCAGTAAATGGGCACTTAGTCCATGTCTTAAACCCTGTTGACTTAGTACCTGTCAACTTCCCCCAGTTACATAGGTCTAGACCTACGAACCAGTGGTTAGGATTAGAAGACTTACGTCTAGGACGATTGCGCGTCGGAGGGATAGAAAAACTAAGCCCCTTCCTCGCTGCATGCCAAGTTCTATCTCTAATGGATACGAGTTGGATAATATGACCGTCGCGGCAGACTAGGAAGTGCGTCGAAACACTACGATATTTATTGCCTGCGGCTTTGTTTCGGTCGTGACGTTGGAGGCGCTTGGCTGTATTCCGCCCATCGCCTAGAGCATCGTAATGGGTAATTACGCCAACGAATTGATCTTGATACTCTTCCGTGATTACACGGTGCATTCCCTTCCAGAACAATACCTCCAGAGGTATTAGCTCAACGGAATGAGTATCATCTGATTGGAGCCATCCATCTTCTGTAAACCATAGCTCAGGACCGTCTGGTAAGACGGGAGCGGTTAGGACGGATGGATATAGACTGGTAGGTGTGTCTGGTGGTTGAAAGCTTTCGCGAGCTCTCTTGATTAGATTCTTGAATGTCACTTAGTGTGGGTACGTGTACCTCTACCTCCTTATAAATTGTCTAAACCTGCATGCTTAGAAAGCTCGATCTCTGCTTGCCACATAGTCTTGAAGCGCTTGTCATACCACAAGAGCAATCGACAAAAACAGCTTTGATTTTGTCTACTGCCGTTGTCTTGGATCTATATCGGATAACTTTGATCCGGGGCTTATGAGGTAGCATCATATGAAGAACCCTGATCCATTCCCCATACTCAGCTGGAATCTCACTATCGTAGCCCCCCCCACCACACATATCGAGTAATAGCCTTTAGTTTAGCTAAAAGCTCTTTACTATTTTCAAGGCTTGACACCTAGTTCCTCCAGCAAGTCTCCAAGAACCCTATCAGGACCATAGGTAGCGTGGTCTTGTTCTGTGGGCTTATAATCATAGTCTCTTAAGACACACTCCCAAGATTGTCCTGAATAGAAGGCAGTCGAAAGAGCTTCTGAAATTTTTTCTCGCAAAAGCTTGAGCATGTCGTTTGCGTACGCTGCATCTAAGCGATTGTCATCGCAACAGCTGCAAAATATATCTTCAAATCTCATGTGCTTCAGGGTCTTTCACCTGAAGCTTCTACCTTAACGGGTAGCCGTGGTCGTTGTGTTCTTCACAACCGTCTTGTTGCGATACCGACTGATCACTGCCTTCTGGGCATTGATCGTGCGGGTTAGCTCCTCGATCTGGTTGTAAAGATCCTGCTTGGTTTCCCTAGCCATTCACTTTCCTCCTCTTGATCTGCTTCTGCAACTTCGTCTGCTGCCCTCGTTGGGCGCTAAGCTGGCGCTTGAGCTGCTGGATTGACTGCTGCAGGTTGCCGATCTTCTCGTTCTGGGACATTTCTATCTCCTAGCTTCTCTATCTCAAAGTTCAATGGGTTCTCGCGCAAATCACGAGACACCCTGCCAATTAGTAGTACCATTGGACTGGTCTCATGGTATTCGATGTATCGATCTACCACGAAACGCGCTCCTATATCACCAGCGGCTTGACTAAGTAGCTCAGGAAACAGCTGCCTACGTAGCAGCTGCCATTGAGTATGAATAGCACGGTGTCCACTCGGAGCTGTAGCTCTGATTGAAGGTGGTGCTTCTTTGTATGGAATTAAATCCCATACCGATCGCTTCTCTCTTCCTCTCAGAAGAGTGATAGCTATCACTGGATCATCTTGACCGTTGAAGTACAACCCATGTCGAATGAACTCCGACAATGCGTGAATCTTCTCAGGATCTAGACAACCACAATAGTCAAACCATGCTAGGTTATACCTACCAGGTGCATCATGGATATTTCCTTGGTGTAGATTGATTGGGATATTACTTAGTGCTACCCGTGCTTGTTGCACTTCGACCACCTCACCATCCCACTCGTATCCATCCATCTGGATTTCAATCGAGTCACCAATCTGAGCTAGTTGCTCCTCGAACCACATCGTCCTACCTGGTAATCCCAAGTATTTGATGTCTTTCTTGAAGTGACTTAGGCTATGTCCTAATAGGACACGACGAGTGAAGCTCTTCAACTCGCCTCCACCAAGATAATCTGCCATGTTTTATGCCGTTGATATCGTATATGTTCTTGTGGGATTCGTACTAAACTTATTCAAAGACCATCTCTTCAACGAATCGAAAGAAGAACAGTTAGGACACGTTCGCTTTGCAAACCAGTGATGGGCGTACAGATATCGTTGACTGAATTTTTCGTTGCAATCCCCGCAGTACCATTCGTACTTGGGTTTAACAACCATGTCGCGGATATCATTGGCAATTTTCTTGACTACATCTCGCATCAATTCATACCTCAGTGCTCTGAAGAATGTGAATACGAAATGCTTTACTACAAAATTCCATACAGTCGCTAACATCATCTCTTCGACCGGCTTCGATTCCTTTTGGTAGGAATTATCCAAGACTCAAGCAATTTTTTTTCTTGGATTTCTTCTAATGCCGGCCTTATAACCTCCTTTGCTTGAAATGGAATATCACTTAGAAGGTGGTTGCATTTTTCACAACATGCAACAACATTCTCTAATGAATGCCCTAAGGAGGAGTCTTTTCGATCAAGTCCGTAGCTAGGAGTTTCGGTGCAGTAGTAACAAGGCTCCTTCATTCGAGCTATTGCATCTTCTTCACTTAATATTTGATCCAGCCATCCTCTTTTTCTATCGGTAGCCTTATAGCTAAGGTATCGATGATGAAAGATATTGTTATAATAGCTCTCTCGACTTCTTCTTCGATTTGCAGCTAAGTACTCTGCGTCCTGCTTCTTTCCTTTATGATATTCTCTTGCGTAATCTTGCTGTCTTTTCTTACACCACCAGATCCACTTATCTTTTCGATATGAACGCTTAATCCAATGCTCTGACGGTGTTGTCTGCAGATTGCAATGCTCACAGACTTTTGGCAATGGTTTGTCAGTCATAGTCACATTCTAATATAGAATGATGCTTAATACAATTACAGTTAATTAAGCATGCGTTGTGACTGTTACTGTCTTACCTCCTAATGTCATCATACCGAATGTCAAAACCAGCAGCTCTTGAACCGTCAGTTCTCTTTCGTTTTCTCCTGGCTTCTCACCAGGATAGATGTGTACGTCGTACCCATCCTCTGTCTTAATGATGTACTTCTTACCTTCACTGAGCATGGAAGTGACCATTTCACTTACTTTGTCCAGGCTTAAAGCACTCTTCATCAACGTAATCTCCGGGTTGTCCTCTACCTCTGGAGTCATTACCTCCATCATAGGAATCAAGGACCCGCTCAACTCTTGCCACACCTCTAACTTCTTGGCTTCATCAGCCATAAAGATCTTAGGTGAGGGCCAGTAGTATACAAGAGCTTCACCCTCTGTTAGAGGCTGAAAGTCTGCGCATACAATGTTGAGTGATGCTGTAAGGCGAATTGTCTCTTTCTTCTTGAAAGATACCAGCTCGTACGGAAGGACTCCTGAGCTAGTTTCGTTAGCGCCGGCAGTCATGACCTTACTTAAGGTCTCTCTGTCATACTTTGACAGATTATGGCAATACACCATGACTTTAGACACTGTCAGTTATCTCCATCCATGTATCAACTTCGGAGGGCTCTTCGAACACCACCTCACCTGCACATTCATCTGCCTCAAAAGGGTCTAGATCATCTGGAAGAATTACATCTTCCAGTTTGATCTCGATTGCGTTACCTGGAACCCAATCTGCCAGAGAGATATGCCAATCTGGCACAGTTCCATCTGGATTAAGTGTATGAATTGGAATGCGGCTACCAACCATATAGTTGAGTCGCAACCTACAACTGTATGTATCCTCTCTCCCAAACATAGTATCTGAGAGTTCTGCAATTTCAATGTTACTTACCATCCCCTCGATGCAGATAGCACGAGAGATAGCGTCAGAGATCTTGCGAGGTACCCATCCAATATGGCGAGGGCGCTTCCAGATAGAAGGGATGATTAACTCAACTTTTACAGCTGTTGAGTCTTCCTCAGTTGCTTCATAGGTCAGCTTAACTTGAGTAAGTCGATCCTTTCTAGATCTCTTCAGTCTCCGGAGAGTAAGCTGACGCTTATCTTCTTTCGTGACACCAGATACAAAGAAAAGGACTTCCCCCTCTCCATTATCCGTTGTCCCCGTCAGATTGTCCTTCCACTTCTCTTCTAATAACACTTGGAATCTCCAGGAACTGCACTGCCTCAAGAGCTGTTTTCTCAACACCCATTAGCATGGCGAGCTGATCGACCGTTGTCTCTCTGAGGCTCTTGACCTTGGTTTCTACATTTTGAATCAAGTCGGCGGCGAACTCTTCCAACTCCTCAGGTGTTCGCTTCTCTTCCTTAACTCTAATTTCCAACTCATGGTTTGCTACCCACTCTGAGAATAGGAAGCCCATGATGGCAATGGTAATAAGCTGACGCACCATTACTGGCGGTAGCTCATCGCTTTCCTGTGACTCCATAACAGAAGCGATCAATCGTGAACAGAGTGGAGCTACTGTTTCGGTGATCTGATTCCCATCAGGGTCAGAGAGAGCGGCATCAGTCAACTCAATGAATGACTTGACTTCTTCTACAAAATCGAGCTGAGTGCCATCACGGTAAAGCTCTACCGTGCTAACCTCATCTCTCAGGCTGAATCCTAACATTTTTAAGGGCCTCCTGTAGTTCTTCTGATGGTGGTGGCATCCTAAAGAGCCCATCCATCTCAATTTCAGGTGAGTTGGGTACAGGAGGTTGGGCTACGGCCTGTATATCAATTGCTACTTGAGTATCAAAGAGAACAGTAGCCCATTGTCCTGCACGATGACGTAATGCCTCTTTATAGACTTGCATCTCAACAGTGCCATCACTAACCTCATCTCGCGGTCGCTGCTGCGGGGGATCTCCTAGTTCTTGGTAAGCTAGTTTGAACCCAGCAGTGACACACTCAGAGCCTAACTCAACCAGACCTGGATCTAGTTTGGATTCTTCTTTAGACATCCCAGCCAAGCACCCTTGGTGTTGCAAACTCAATCAAGTTCACTAGAGACGTAATGTCCGCTGTACTCAAGAAGATGTTCACGAACCCGCTTTCACCATCTGCTTGCTTGCCAGAGATGAATACCTTAAAGGTACCGGCTTGCTGGCCTGGCTCAATCTCTAACTTGCTTGTATCTCCGGTGCTAGGGTGCTTATGAAAAAGCTTAACTCCTGCCCCCGTTCTCAAACCAGATAGAATCTGACCAAAGTCATTAAACCCTAAACCGATAAGAATCTTCTTGTCCCAGTCACTCTTATCAGAGTTAGGAATTGCCTTGGCTGCTTCAACAAAGACACAGCCATTCCTCTCTACTCGCTGGTGATCACCACCCTCACTCCAGGTGGGTCCCTTGAAAGAGAATTGAATCTCTCCCTGCCCTCTACGATAGAAGGATGCATTTGATGTAAATTTTGCCACTATACCTCCACGTCACTCATGTTTGGAACTGGTTTGCCAGTCACTTTGCGTAGTGCGTTTGGGAGCGCTTGCTCCCAGTCCTGATCATCTGGCGGGCTCTCTCGCGAGAGCATCTCGATCATCTGCCTAAGTGCATCAGATGACAGGATCAGCCCCGCCCCTAGTGTGGGACGGAGCTTAAAATCTGCTTTGACTAGTTGAGGATTGACGTATGGACGGTCGTACAGAGCCTCACCAAGTTGCACCCCTAGATTGATCAGCATGTATGCTGACTCTAGTGGTTTTAACTTGTATTTGTTGATGACATCAGTGATATCATCCAGGCAGGCTTGTACCTTCTTCCTCCGAAATCCTTTCATCTATCTCTCTGTGGACCTGGCACGAGTCGAACGTGCGTCTTCAAACACTCATGTATCAATTGATACGACCATGCCTAATTGCTGCTAGGCTCAGAAGGGCAAACATGGTTTGCCTCCACCAGGACATTCCTTATAGCTGAATCCGAAGCTCGTACTACCACATATTAGGCAGTACAATTTCTAAATTAAATGACCCACTCTTATAACCGCTGGTGTCTGGCGGGGTTGACGTTGATTCTGTTGAAAGGCTCAACGTTTCACAAAGCCCCTGTCACTACTTACGCAGCGACTGCGACGCGACTGCCGAAGAAAGAGCTAAGCTCCTCACGGATGTTCGCGAAGGTTTCAGAAATGGCGTTGCCAATTACTGTTTCACATACTTTTATTCACGTGAGCCAAGCATGTTTCTCACGGGTCGCAATCTTTACCTTCTTGTATCCAAATCGATACCATTTCAGGCCCAAATTGAGGAGCCTTTTTTACCAGGGGCTCCACAAGACCTGGATACCGTTTAGAACGGTGGGTTACCGCCCGTCGTGATGGCTCCACCACTCGTACCACCACCAGATGGTGTGGTCGTAGCAGCTGCTCCACCAGTCTCTGCTTCGTATGCAGCGGTGACATGCGCCAGGATCTCCTGGTACACCTCTCCGTTAATGCATCCGACTTCGTCGAAGTACTTCTTGTTGCGTCCCTCAGCAGGCTGAGCTGGATCGTGGTTACGATTCTCATTCTGTGGGAAAGCCAAGAAATAGCCTCCGTCGTCCTTGCTGATCAGCCTGAAACGAATCCACAGTGCGTCTGCGATAGTTACACTACCTGCAGCAGCTACTCTGCTTGTTCCATTGTTTGGCCAGATCTTTGTCTCAGTAATACAGTTCATCTAATCTCCTAATCTATCCTTCTTCGCTTCCAGCGTCAAGAAAACCCATGTGCTTCATCACCTTATCCACAGTGCTCATGAGCTCTTTCGCCAGTTCGACTTCTCGCTGTAGAAGGAGGAGTTGGTACAGGTCAGAGGCTCTGTTGTGGAAGTCGATCGTTATCAACTCCCACCTCTCCGGCTCTCCCGGAATCAGTCTCGCCTGATCTGGCATGTTCTCCTTCATACGTTCTCATGAGAGAGTCGTATTGCGATTGCTTTATGCTTCTTATGTATTCGAGAAGTCCTTGACTACTATCGTCAATCGATTTCCCGCGCAGTCCTAAAAAGTGAAGGTGCTGACGCAATGCGTTCCGTACCTTCTTCGAGACACCTAGTGTCTCATTATTTACAACAATTCCAGTGACTGTCATCCTCTGGAAGTATGGCGTGAGCTTAACCTTCCGCTTATTCACACGGAAAGAAGCCTGCTCCATCAACTCACGTATCCGTCCAGTGAACCATTTGGGAATTTCTTTGCCACTAAAACTGAGATCATCAGCGTAGCGGGTATAGTTCAGTCCCTGTGAGTCAGCCAGTCGTCTCAGCTCAAAATCTAATGGAGTGAATACGATGTTGGCTAGTGCTGGACTAGTACATGCACCTTGCGGGAGGGCACCGTCGAGGGTACAGAGAGATGTGAGCACTTCTGCAGCAACGGCTTCCCAATGCAAAGCTGGGATTGGATCTCCTGCCGCTATAGTTGGGGAGGTTTCCTCTCCAACAGCTTCCATCAATTGGACAGGCAGAGATTTCCACACGTCTTCGCTCACACCCTGTAACATTTGATACACCATGTACGATGTTACTGATGGGAAGAAGTCCTTGAGATCGATGTTCAGTACATACCATTTCTCATCCTTATCAAGATGGCGATGGGGCATGGCATTGGTGATGGGGCTACGCCCCTTTCTAAATCCATGAGCTGCATCATGAAGAGGAAAGGTATCGAACCATGTCTTAGCTAGTTCCTGCCAGTGAATAATATCACCAATAGGTTCCGTAATCTTACGTCGCTTCCCGTTGGGTTTTGGTACATAATAGATGCGGTAGCAGTCTCGCTTATTAGCGAGGATCTTCTGCAAGCTATCCATTACAGCTGCTCTCCCTTCAGGAATGTCTTCCAACTTGGATGACTAACAGCAACTCCCCTAAATGACTTCCACTTAGGAATGAATGGCTCTCTTAGCAACTTCATCCCTGCTTCTTCGGGTGTTCTTCCACCCTTCTGTGAGTTACAGGGAACACATGATGTTACACAGTTCATGAAGTTGGTTCCTTGGAATCCATTCTTCTTAGCTCGTGGCACAACATGGTCAATGTTTAGTAGCCAATCCCCATTTCTATCTTTCTTCTTGCCACCATAGCTTACACCACAATACTGACAGGTGTAACGATCACGTTCAAAGATGCCATTCCGACTGTATTTTACAACTCTGTCAGGCAATCTATTGTATCGTGTCAACACCAAGATATGAGGAACTAGTACTGGAATCTTAGCATTTCCATGTTGGAAATAACCGACACCCATTACGAGGTTCTCTTTGTCCACTGGCGCTTCTAGCCAGCTTTCTAAACTGTGAACCTCATATGTATCAGGATGGATAGCATTTGCTGAACCATTAAACAGTTGCCGAAAGGCTTGCTTAACATCCACGATGTGGATCGGTATCCAGTGCTTGTTCAACACCAATGCGTCACTTTTTCGGCTCTTCATCCCTCATCCTTTTGAGAGTGTGGTGGTACGTTAGGAATCGAACCTGAGGGGAAGCGTCCTTCACCCAGCCATTTCCGTACCAAAATGCTATCAAGATATTATAAGATAGGCAGTTCTTCTTATATTGGGAGCCATCACGATCGTGATGGCATTATATCAGGCGGTCGTCCTGATCTATCCACAATTAGATATAAGTCGTGAGCTATCGATCTAACAACTATTTTGACAGCATAATGCTTACACAGCTTTTAACTTGCCCTTGTAAGCTACATCATAGAGATTTAACTCTCGTAAGGTGTCTTGAAATTCAGACACCTTGTTGGCAGCGATCTCAAGATTCTTCTCAGTCAGCCGCACCGGGCTAGACTGATTGGTGAGCGTCTTGAAATACACCATGTGATGGTTCAAGGGCTCATGCTTGAGAATCTGCTGCAAGATATTAAGCAGTACTTGAGAAGCCATCATGTTGACGAAGATCGTCTGAGGATTTTCAAGAGCTGCCTCTGCACAGCTTGCCCTGGCTGCTATCTCCTCTGTAGGAAGCATGCCTAGATCTTCGAATGCTGTTGGAAACATCTCAAAGTAGTTGGGTAGGGTAAACGGCGCTCGATCTGTATGAGTCGAGTCCATCCCGCGTATTGTTGGAAACCTACACCTGTAGCCTACAACAATCTGACCATGATGTTCCTCATTGCCAGAATCTAGCCAGAACGATTCGTATAGCTGACTTCTCTTCTCGTACCACTTCCAAATCAATCGACGTGTCTTGTTGTTATCCACACAAGAAACGATGATTGGTTTAGCGTTACGAACTTGATTGAAGACTACCCGATCAATAGCTTCGGGAGTTTCCAAGAAGCTATTGGCATATGCGATATCCAGGCCAAATGCTGTGGAGTATCGCCGGGCCAACACCTCGGCCTTAGGCTTCCCAATGTCACTTACAATGAAGTTCTGGCGAATGAGATTCTTCTCTTCTACCAGATCTCCATCCACAATAACCAACTTGATGGTATCTGCTCGGGATGAGCCCATCGCCCCTCGCCGGGTCTTGTTGATCAATGAGATGTATCGTGCGAGATGTGGGATAAGATAGCCACCAGTACCACCGGTACCCATGACAACCACAACCTTATCCACCGCTCGATTAGAACCACCTCGACTGAAGTAATTCTTGAAGGGATATGTCTTCTCAATCTTCATGATTACCCTACAGTGTCCTCATCTTCCATTGCTGCCTTGAACATCTGAGTATAGACATCTGTCTCTTCATTATCCATCTCATCCATCAAGATGAGACCGAATGCCTCTGGATCTTCTTCGAAGGTAGTCACCGCGACATCGATCTCTGCAGCATATCCATTAGAGATCAGCCGACCAACAAACTTGATGACATCGCCTTGATCCATTGCAGTGCAGAGTTCATCTACACCTTCATAGAACTCATCATCGCCCAACATGAGCCACCCAAAGTCTCCAATGCCACGTGACCCGTGCGAATCGTACTTACGGGCAAAGTAGTCATCGAAGTCGTCCGGGTCCTCTCCCGCCGCCCAGACCCTCTCTGTCTCATCCTTCGACAGTCCGTACTTGATCCACTCATCGACAAATTGCTCGCCGAAGATCATCCGCAAGCGATTCTCGCGCATTTGAATAGTCTGTCCACCCACTGGAGCGGAAGAGACCCCAGGTCGTCCGAGGGGGAGACTGTACTGTCTTGGTTGAGAAGTTGGATGTCCTGTATAGGAACCACGAAAGCCGGCTGGTCGTCTATGGCCTCCGTAGCTTCCCTGTCCCATCCATGCTTGCATCCATCCATCGTCGTCATCGCTTGACCATGGCTCCCATCCACTGCCGCCACTACGTGCACCATGGACATGCTTGATGTGACCAGCATGCTTGGCTACATCTTGAACATTCTTGACCCACTCTTCGTGTGGGTACTGTACAATTGGAATCTCTTCCAAGCCTTCGATCGCTTCTTCTGTACAGTCGAACATATCCCAGAGACTCAACTTGACGTACTTGCCTGCTGCTGGACAGTGAGCGCGCAGTGCCCACTCTGGTTTCTTACGCTCAACATGACCCACCACGCCGAACAACCTAAGAGCCTTCTCATCAGCTGTATCCGTACCCGAGAAGTAACCTGACATTGTATTATGACTATGGATCTCCATAGCTGTCAGATATCGCCCATTAGACTCATACTTATCATTCCGCTCATAATTGACGGAAGCCTTAGAGACTCGATGAGTAGGAACATCGATGAAGTATTCCTCTTCTTCCTTGTCCCAATAAATAACAGCATAAGCCTCAGCTTGCCGCATATCCTTACAGATCTTACGGAAAAAGCTTACGATCTGCGCAAACATATTGCGAGGAATCTTCGGCAGCTTGAGATGGAACCCTTCCTCAATACTTGATGAAAGTCCCTTGAGCTTGTTGTCATGCTGCTTTACAACGATGACACCAATCTCATTCTCTTCTCGCACATAGATACCATCACCCTGAGGGATGGTAGTTACCGGCTTTTCAAATGTACCAGTAAGAACTCCTTCTTCAGGAATCTCTGACACAAAGCCGTGGCGGCGCTGAGCAATTCGGAGCTTGGCTGCATCCTTAGCAGCATCCCGCTCCTTCTTTGCTTTGTATTCCTCAACCCTATTCTTCATTTGCTCAGGTGTAGGCTTACCCTTCATTACCTGAACCTGCGTACCATTTCTTAATGAACCCATCAGTAATTCTCGCCTCGGACTGTCTCGTTAATGACATCTAAAATTGTTTTGGAAAGATTATAGTCTGGGTCATGCTGATACTCGCCAGCAGTTGCACACTGCTGGACAAAAGGCAGACTTCCACCTAAATCTTCGTTGAATGGAGTGGTATAGAAAGCATTGATAGCACCACGAACAGACCATAGGTTACGAATGTCAATGACATTGTCACCCCAACATACGTTTCCATTGTCGTAGACATTGCCATAGCGATTGAAAGAGAAGACAGTGTCTCGCTCCCCTCTCACTGAGCGATGTAAGCCAAAGACTTTCATTCCTCTCAACCTATTGCCCGTCGCCTCGCCTGTTGATGGGACTGGGTTTAGGCAAAAGGCAAAGAGAAGATGGGGAAAAGGTACTTGCTCAACAAAGGTTCGATCGTTGCTTCGGCGACCAAAATATAGGTCGCTTTTTCGAGGAGCTGACTCACAAATAAAGCCTTGCTTGTCACCTCGTTGCCCAAACCAGAGACAGCTTAAGGTTCCACCAGGAATCAAGCCAGTTTCAAACGATGTATCACTAAAGATATATCGTAGGTCATCTGGATTCACATTCTTTACAGTCTGAGTTGTTTTATGAAACTCAGTAATTGTAGCGAGTGAACCCTCAATCTCAATTGAGACCTTTTGCACTTCTCTAGATGCCATTAGGTTCCTGTTGTCGTCGTGGTGGTGGGCGAAAAGTACATGTTAGTACTTCCCGCGCTGTCAGCCACCCAATATGTATTATTGAATGTAAGGTAGTTAGAGGTAGATATGACAGGATGCTCAGTTGTATATGCTTGAGGATCCAGGGTTAGGTAGAGCTCATTGAAGTTATTTCGCTTTGCATCTTGTGCTGCATTGCGCTGCCTTCCAAACTCATCTGCATTATCTGCTCTATCAATAGCTTCATTGCAGATAGCTTTAAGAGCAGGAAGACAAGTTATCAACTTATACAAGCCTGAGGTTTGATCACTGAGTGTTAGATGAAATCGTTGATCATATTCATCAAAGAACAAAGTCGCCCGATGAGGTGATTCGGCTGCCTCATCTTGCAATGCCGTAAGTCGAGTTATTAAATCCGCATGAATCCTTTGATTGGATAGTAAGCGCCCAGCTCGATCAAACTTCTCTTCAACTTGAGCTAAAGCAGTAATAACCTTACCTTGAGGTGTTGTTGGATCGATTGGAATAGCCCAAGTGTAACAATTACGAATGCGACTCCAAGTTTGTCCACCTCCACCTTTATCTCCCAAGATGTAGCCATGAACACCTCGTGGCTTGGAGATTACCCAATCTGGGAAGTAATATTGGAGTGCCACTTTAAGCAAGCGGCCACTGACAGTAGTGAAGTCGCTCCCCTTTACTCGCTGTCGATCTACATCCAACATCTTTCTGTCTCGCCCGATGATGCCCTCTCGTTGCAAGAGGTCATGTGCCCGCGCGTAATCCAGAAAGAAGTGATATGCTTGTAAGGCATCGCTCATTAGATGTATGTATCTGCTCCAATTACTGCTGGGATTTCACGAACTCGACTGAAGATTCTAGTAGTTCTATGCATATCTGTCTCTAAGGAGCTGATCTGCATCTTAAGTTCATCTAGATCATCGAAGGTTAAACCATGCCTCTCCATGAGTGGCACAATATTAGACGGTGTTCGCAGCTTGATTAGATCCTTTAAGAACCCAAGCCTTGCTGCAATCGGTGTCTCTTCGATGTTTGCTGCTGCCAATGCAGCAGTTACTTCTTCAATAAAGGTCACGTTACTATCTTATAGGTATGGTGAGCAAGGGGAGGAGTGACCTCCCCTTACTCTGTTGTGGTAGGGCTCTCGCCCCCAAGGGTATTAGCCCTTGTTACCAGAAACGACCGAGTAGTCCCAGAACGTCGAATCGTCAGTCTCCCGCGTTGTTACGCGACAGTTAGACAACTCCGGCCACTCTTCAGCGAGAACTTCTCCGAACTCTGCTGGAGTGAGGCTCGGGTCCTCGACAGGGATGGACTCGCCGTTGTACCGTGCAATGACGGGCTTCGCGGAATCTGCCATGGTTCCTTCTCTCCTTATGGGTTAACTTACCAAATGACCAAGCTGGTGTGCTTAGTCTCGAAGCTGGTTGCGCAGACGGGTGTTTACCGCCCTCTGTGCTGTCAGCTGCCTTCTGAGTGCTGCCACTTCGTCTTCCAACGCTGCGATTATCTCAGACTGTGCCTCGGCCTCTTCCCAACCACCACTCTCCGACACATCCTCGGGATTCAGGTGACGCTGTAGCGCCTCCCGAGCCTCGTTGAGCCTCTCCTCACGGGCTTCCACCACGTTGAAGAGGTCATCGGCTGCATCACAGACCAGCTGTGCTAGGTCGTCGACCGAACGACAAGTCCGAAACAATCGTGCACCGTCGGCTCCGAAAATGACTGCATTCAGCTCTTCGCCTCTTCGGACCTTTACGACGAACTCCTGGAAGTCGCCGATCAGATCGGTGAAGAAACTCTGTACGCTTCTTTCAGACATCTATTGCCTCCTTTGCCAATTGCTTCAGAGTCCCAAGCTCATTTAGCTCGGGATCATCCATCACTTTCTCAAAGAGCCCATTAAGAATCTCTTTGAATCTTGGACCTGGCTTGAGTCCCATCTCAATGAGATGTCCTCCGTTAAATACCATGTCCTTGAGGGTAAATGCAGCATTCTCCTTCTTCAATTCTGCCATCATCTTTTGAGCCAGAATATGATGAAAGGTCTTGCCTCTCTTCTTTCTATTACCCTCACGATCTGCTTCCCGCAGGAGCAGAAGCTCTTCGAAAGCTTCCTCTCCTCCCACATTCCTGACCAACCTTCTGATTGTCCCAAGGGACGACTCAGAACAGATCTTCTTTACTTCAACCTGTTTGGTTTCTTCACAGGCTGGACACTTATCCTTCTCAGGTAGGAAGGATGGACGACTTGTCGCGAGTCTAGAGTAGTGGCTACGCCACATCTTCCCGCACGCCCCACACTTACTGCTCCAAGTTTCGCTGTCGATTCGGAACAGATGGTACCGAACCAAGTTCGCTACCCTCCTCACTCCCTTCTTCGACATCTTTAACTGACGACACTGCTTCGCCGCGAGAGCTTCCCCTACACTGTCATGAGCATGGAAGGTCGTATCCTTACGCACCTGTCCAGCGCCACAACGTACACACCCGTCCTTGTTCTCAGGGCGACGCAGCCCGCACCGACTACAATTGAACGTAGTTCCTTTTGTCTTCGGCTTAGCAATGTCATGGAACAGAGCAGCTAGTACAAGTACCGGATCCTCTGTCCTCTTCCTCATTGCCTTTGCTGCCAGCACTGAATGCATCCAGACATCATCCGTATGGAAGCTGTTCTGTACACATCCGATACTTGGCACCATGTATGGCATCCAGAACTCAATGAGTCCTAGATCAGTTGCCATCAGCAATGCTCTTTCCAGGCCCTCAGGGGCCCCTTTGAGCAGCTTCAGGAGTTCATCCCTCTTCCGCTCCCAGGAAACCCTCTGAAGACCCTCTCGGCTCTCCTGGATGCCATCTACAACCCTTGGGTGCAGATCGAATCCAAGCTGTGCCACGAACCGAACTGCCCTGAGGATACGGAGGTGATCCTCCTGAAATCTCAGAACCGAATCGCCGACACAAACAACCTTCTTCTCAGCGATGTCCTTCGTTCCATCGAAGGGATCGATGAGTTTATTTCCCTCAAGGTCCCATGCCAGGGCATTCATGGTGAAGTCTCTTCGAGAGAGATCTTCTTCAATCGTATCTGCCCAAGCTACTGTGGCACGACGTCCGTCAGTGCTTACATCCTTACGGAATGTAGTCACCTCTGTTGCATGCCACTGTCGAGGAGCAGAGCTTCCCATGTCATGAAGTGGCATGGTTACCGTAATGGTTCCGTGTGCCTTACCTGTTGGTACTGTCCTAAACCCTCGAAGGGTTTCAAACAGTTGTTCTACTTGGTCTGGTGTTGCATTGGTTGCCAGGTCTACGTCATGAAACTCTCGTCCAATGACTGCATCTCGTACGCATCCACCTACTACGTAGGCTTGGTACCCAGCTGTGATGAGAGCCTCTCCAACTCCCTTCTCGTATGTAGGTACCTGAATCATGATTAAATCTCTGGGTGTATAAGGTCTGCTAGACCTTTCGATCCATACTCTAAAGCCTCTTCGGCTGTGAAGTATCTATCACTGACCAAATCCTTTCGGATATGGTCCCTTCTTCGTCCCGTACATCTTGCGATGTGATTGACCATGATGGTCATCTCCATGTCCATCGAGATCTTGTAGTCATCCAGCTGTTTCGCATTGCCGTGATAACCACCAGATACTTGATGGATCATGATGATGCTGTTGGGAGAGACAACTCTGCCTCCTGGGACGCCTGCCATGGCGATCAGTGCCGCCCCGGAGGCAGCAATGCCTTCCACCTGTGTAATTACAGGTGAGTGTAAGGATCTCATGCAGTCAATGATTGCAAAGGTATCTCTTACATTTCCTCCACCACTATTTACATAGAGGTGGATTGGAGGGAAGGATTCCCAACGTGCTCCTAGTCTATCAATGTGCCTAAGAGACATGCACACCTGTACAGCTAGCTCCTCATCAATCGTTTGATGTAGGTATACCTCACGACTCTCGTCGTTGAAGTAGACTTGGGTGCTAGCTGGTACTAGGGTTTTTTCAGCCTGCAAAGCCCTGAGGCGTTGCGGTTGCGAAACGGGATGGTGCGTTTTGCATGCTTCGGAGAGAGTCGGTTGGCTTGACTGTCCTTCGGTTGATACCGCTAAGGACGAGCTGTCGTGTCCCATTGCTCTCTCGTGTGATGATGTCCTCGACCGTTGCAAAACAGACTGGCTTCTCGTCACGAATGACAGAAGCTGTGTCGCCGATGACAAAGTCACCGAATGCTTCGGGGGTTGTGAGGGTGTGGTTCGTGTTGACTGGGTCAACTACGAACCTGGTTACTGTTACGTCGCTCAATTTCTTTCCTCCATTCCTTTCTTATATTTAGCCCTTCTTAGGGCCTGTAAAACTGATGAGAGGGGTCACCCCCTCAGACCAGTCGACGTCGTTCGAGCTCACGAGATGCAGCATCTCAGGAAGAGCATGCAGTAACGTACGTCGACACGTCGACGAACTCACCTTGCAAAGGGGTACTCTGAGAGACATGCGCCCCGTGGGTCGTGTCTCGTAGCCCTTGAAAAGGTGAGTTCTCTGGCTTGAGCTTCTAGTTATCCTAGTACGCTCTATTTTCTCCGTCCTCTTGGACGCTTGAATTCTGACAAGACGAGTCTTTTATCTTAGTAGCTATAGCTAAGAAGACTTGTTCCTCTCAAGGCTTAGCCTTGCTTACCAGCCCAGGATTATATTACCTGGTACTAATATAATTAAGATCTAACTAAGCAACGAGAGGCCTTCCGTGAATACCGATCGGCTTAGTTAGATCTTAATTATCCTCTTGCTGCTCCCAATCTTTCATGGTCCACAGCTATGTCATCAGCCATAGTGGCTGGTTTGAATTCTGACTGCTGGAGATTTCTCTCCAGGAACCAGCTCGCCGACGGTCCGACGGTCCGGCTGCCCGGACTTACTAAGAAATCGGCGACGACATCCAGGAGTATATTGACAAGTACCAGTAGAAGCCGTGCTTCGTACGCTGGCGTTTAGACTTCGTCTAAGAAGCCAGGGACTTTTGATATACTCCTGGATGTCGGGTTACTTCTCCCGAAAGGAATCCCTTCGGTTAGAAGTTTTGTCTGATCCAATCTAGATCTTGAGCTTAGCCATTGTCTTACCTCACTACGCCTTATCGGCGAGAATTTGGGGAAACAGTCAATCCCATTTCCACTCTAATAATTTTTTCTAGGTTTTCCTACGCGTCAAACGATTCATTGCTTAACATCGGGAAGAACCCCCAATCGATCCTATGAGCCTTCTCGGGAGGACGATCATTTGATCTTGTTTCCGGATCATACAGACTGAATGTAATTAACAGCAAGACCTTTCCTTCTTCTTCGTGGTGGAATCAAGAGTCGAACTTGTAACAAGAGGGGCATGAACCCTCTGCCTACCCGGTAGGCTCCCACCATTTCGACGCCAATGCCTGTACTTATGCAAGTACTGCCCGAGCTTGCGCAGATAATGGCGTCGTGGCGTGCTGAACCCTGTATTGTAGTGCCCCATCCAGTACGGAACCCCGTACATCTTCCTGGCACTACCCTTCTTCCTCTTCCAGAAGTTCAGCGTGTGGTAATAAATACCACGGTTCAGCTTATCCCTGTACAGATCCCGACACTTCCTAATGCGCAGGTTGTCGGGTACAGGATGCCAAGCCTGGTGTTTACGCCAGGACTCACAGTGAATCTGATGCCGTCCATAGTCTCCTGAAGCTGATCGCACATAGGTATGGGTAGGACTCTCTCGAAACCTCCTCCTCCCTACATACAGGGCTTGTGGCCCAGCTTCAATCCGAATATGAGCCAGCACCAGATAAGGGTCGTAGCCTTGTCGTGTTGCTTCCTCCACATCCTCCATCACCTTTGGGTGACCGAAATCAGGGAGAGGTTCAACATATTTGGCATGAGCAGCTGTGCTCCAAAGAGCAAGCATAATCATGGCAAGCGTGGCTACAAAAACTTTCGTTGGCGTTCGCATATTCTCTGGCGTCGTGCTCTCTTAATATCTCCAAGAGACTTTGGATGTAGCACTTGCCATCTAGTTTCCTTGTTGATCTCAGGGAAGCAGCGCCGACACCCGATGTTCCTACAAGCAGGACCTTGCCCTGCCTGATGGTCATTCATCTTGATTTTGCTCTGCCTCTTCGTACGTAGAGCTGCACGCCGATCTGATGCACCGCCCTTCTTCTTGTTCGAGGAGTCGCGAGTCTCTGCCATAGAGGCATAAGCCTGTTTGCGCCTCTGGTTCCGGGTCAACCCCAGATTCTTTTTACCAGACCGTCTTCCCTTAGCCATGGTTCTTCTCCGTATTTAATTGCGGAAGGTGTGAGGATCGAACTCACGCGACCTTGCGATCGGACACCTTAGCAGGGTGCTTGGGACGCCATCTCCCGTACCTTCCTAGTCATTCAAAGCCTCAAGAAGAGACTTTTCCATCATATCCATAAGAAGAGCGCTAACCCTCTCTCGTAAGCGAATGAAGTAGTCGGGACCTGGTTCACCATTAACCAAAACCCCACTCCTTAACCCTTGCTGTAACAACACGACCAACTTAAGAAGAATCCAATTGCGAGATGGTGTTTCACCATTCTCTTTGAATTCATCTAACTCTGCATCAATCCATAAGACTTGAGTCTTAAAGGTTTCCTCAGGTGTAAGTGTTCGTGCTCCCATTCTTTCCTAGTAGCGGAGGCCGGATTCGAACCGACGACCTCTTGGGTATGAACCAAGCAAGCTAACCAGACTGCTCCACTCCGCATCATATTGTAGTAGTCCCCGGTGGACTCGAACCACCTCCCTCGGTGCATGCTGCCGAGCGGCTTCCGGATGAGGACATATTGCGCCGCCACCTGATTATGAATCAGATGACGGCAGTAAGGTGAGAAAAAGCGACAAGAGATTGTTATCTTAGCTTTTTAGCTAGAACCCCATAAGTTGCGGGGTCCCCTGGAATCGAACCGGCAAAGTCTGATTTCAAGTCAGAAGGAGCTCCATGCTCCGAAGTATCCGCTGTCTGTACTGCACTCTCTGTTTCCTTAAGAGTTTATCCAATTTGTGGAGCGGGTCTGTTCATCCCATCCCTCGCAACCACAATAGAAATAATCGTATCCATATCTTGACCCGTAGTATCCACCCTGTCCTTCACTCCATGACTTTCTTCCCAAGAATTGAAAGTGAGGAAGGTCCCATGAAGAAGGCTCTCTCTTTCGGCATAGAACACATATAGATCGTCGGTCAGTCAGTGCTGGAAGGTCGATCTCTCCATCTACCAGCTTGTGACTTCTTCCTCCCTTGTAGCAAGTGCATATAGGCTTTTTCTTTTCGCCTGTTGTTACTCCACTTA